CCTCCAAAAACCTCGGAACGGATTTTCCGTGCGACGGGGGTTTGGCAGGAGATGGTGAAAATGGAGAAAATTCAGAAAGATAAGTTGATTAAGAAAGAAATGCAAAAACTTAATAGATTCTTCAAGAATATACCACCTGAAAAACAGAAGATAATCCAAGGTTTGAAGGAGCAAGCTGCTTTCATGTATGCGACGCTGGTGGAACTCCAGGAGATTATGAACACTGAGGGTCCGGTAGAATTGTTTGAGCAGGGCAAACAGCGGTTAATCAGAGAACATCCTGCCAGCAAGGTTTATAATGCGATGATAAAAAATTACTCCAGCATAATAAAACAGTTATTGGACCTCTTGCCGAAGGAAGAAGCAAAACAGACGGAAGATGAACTCATGGCCTTCGTCAAGAGGGCGAAAAAATGAGCAGAGTAAACTATATCTTGGAGTATTGGAAAAAAATTCAATCTAATGAAATAATTGTCTGCAAAAGACTTAAGCAGCAATATCAAAAACTCGTTGATGAAATACAAAACCCACGGGACCCGTGGGTTTTTGATTTAGAAAAAGCAACAAGGCCCATTGAGTTCATCGAGCGGTTCTGCCGGCACAGCAAGGGGAAGTGGCTAGGTCAGCCGGTCCGTCTGGAACTGTGGCAGAAGGCGCTCCTCCAGGCAGTGTTCGGGTTCGTGCACCGGGAGACGGGTTATCGGCGCTGCCGAGAGTTCGTGCTGCTGGTGGGTCGGAAGAACGGTAAGTCCACGATGCTGGCCGGCATCGGACTCTACATGATGGTTGGTGACGGGGAGGGTGGGCCGGAGGTATATACAGTGGCACCTCTGGCCCTGGATACGCCGATTCTGACCACCAGCGGCTGGACTACGATGGGCGAACTGCGAGTTGGTGACCAGGTCTTCGCAGAAGATGGTCGGCCGGCGAGGGTTACGTACCTGTCGCCCGTCGTGCTCAGGAAGATGTATCGGGTGCGCTTTGATGATGGCAGCGAACTGATTGCCACCGATAACCATCTGTGGACCGTTGAAAAGCGGTATACGCCTTGCAAGGGTGCGTCGCAGAAGTACAAGACCGTTACGGTCAGCACGGAGGAGATCGCCGGGAGTGTAACCTACGGCGGCCGGCCGCGGTACCGAATTAAGGTGGCTGCTCCTCTGCGGTTTGACCCAAAACCTCTGCCGATCGACCCATATGTTCTGGGCATTTGGCTGGGCGACGGCCGCAGCAATAGGGGGGCCATCGTCGTCGACAAAGGCGATTTCGAGATTGTCCGCGAGATTGAGAAGAGGGGATACAAGTTTTCCCCTCACTACTCGAATAAGAGCAACCTTGTTTACGGGACCATCCTTGGGCTTCGCACAGCCCTGCGGCAGATGGGATTGCTCGAGAACAAGCACATTCCGGATATTTATAAGCGGGCCGGCATCGAGCAGCGAATGGACCTGCTCCGCGGGCTGATGGATTCGGATGGGACCATCACGAAAACTGGCGAGTGCAGGTTCGTGTCAGTATGCGAGCGCCTGGCCAGGGATGTGCATGAACTCGTTCTTGGCCTTGGCTTTAAGGCGCACATTCACTCGGCTCCAACTAACGGGAACGGTGACGCATGGATTGTCTCGTTCAAGGCATACAACGACGTGCCGGTATTCAACCTTGCCCGTAAGCGAGAGAGGCAGATCCAGCGTAACGGCGTGAGCACGAAAGCTCAGTATCGCTGGATTGTGGCGGTCGAGGAGGTCGAGCCGAGGCCGGCTCGTTGCATCGCGGTGGATAGTCCGTCTCATCTGTTCCTGGCTGGTGACAGGCTCATAGCAACGCACAACACTAAGCGTGACCAGGCCAGGATCGTGTTCACCGAAGCGGTGAACATGGTCAGTCAGTCGCCGGCGCTTCGCAAGCACCTGAAGAAGCGGAAGACGGACCTTTACTTCCCTGTGGCTTTCGGGAAGTTTGAGCCGCTGGCCAGCGAGTCGAATAGCTTGGACGGCCTGAACTCCCACTGCGTCATCATCGACGAGCTGCACGCCATCAAGGACCGCAACCTCTACGACGTGATGAAGCAGTCGATGGCGGCCAGGACACAGCCGCTGCTGGCCATGATTACGACGGCCGGCTTTGTGCGGGAGTGCATCTACGACGACATTTACGACTACGCCTGCAAGGTTCTGGACGGCGTGGTCGAGGATGAGCGCTTCTTGGCGTTCATCTACGAGCTGGACGACCGGAGCGAATGGACAGACTTCCGAGCCTGGGAGAAGGCGAATCCAGGTCTCGGCACGATCAAGAACTACGAGGAACTGGCTGCCAACGTTGAGCGAGCCAAAAATGATCCGAATTTCTTGCCAACAGTGCTGACTAAAGATTTTAATGTCCGCGAAAATGTAGCCGGTGCGTGGTTGACTTTTGAGGAAGCCAATAATACTGCTACTTACGACCTAGAATATTTGCGAGGCAGTTATGGCATTGGCGGAGTAGACCTGGGTGCTACGACAGATCTCTGCTCGGCAGCGGTGCTGGTTATGAAGCCAGGCGACCCCAAGATATACGTTATCTCTCATTCCTGGATGCCGGCTGAGAATGTCGAGGTCCGGACCCAGGAAGATAAGGTCCCTTATGATAAATGGGTGGACAGAGAATTGATTACACCGTGCCCAGGAAACCGAGTGGATTATCGTTATGTTACTGATTGGTTTTTGGAACTCCATGAGAAGCATGGTATTACTGCTTTTTGGGTGGGATACGATTCTTGGAATTCGCCGGCATGGGTAGAAGATATGGAGACAAGACTGGGTTACAAAAAGGATGAAAATCTTTTGCCAGTGATTATGGGGGCCAAAACTCTTTCTTCTCCAATGAAGGATTTGAAAGCAGACCTTGCTGCAAAACGGATTAATTACAACAATAACCCCGTATTGAAGTGGGCACTTACGAATTTATCTGTAGAAGTAGATAAAAACGAAAATATTCGGCCCATTAAAGGTCAAAACAAACGCCAGCGCATAGACCCTGCGGTGGCGTTAATTATTGCCTATACAGTGTTTCAAAAGCACCAAGAGGACTACAAAAACCTGATAGGGTGGTGATTATGACGGAAAGGCAAGGCTTATTGCAGAAAATTTTCGGTTTGATAAGACCTCGCCGCCAGATGACACAATTGCGAATGATGTCGGGATATACGCCGATTTTCACGCCATGGCAAGGGAACCCCTACGCCGCTGATGTGGTGCGTGCCGCGGTTGATGCCATCGCCAGGAATGCTGCGAAATTGAGGGCTAAGCACATTCGAAGGGTTAATGGCCAGGTAATTCCGGTAGGTGGGCATATCGAACGCCTTCTTACTATACGCCCTAATCCTAACATGAACGCTTATGATTTTCTTTATCGACTTGTCACCACCCTGATGATTGATAACAATGCCTGGGCTTATCCCCAGTGGAACGGGACAACACTTGAAGCTATATGGCCGATTAACTGCGTTATGGCCGAGTTCCTGGAGGATGACTCAAAGACTATTTATGTTAAGTTTTATTTTGCAGATGGCGGGCAAGTGGTTTTACCGTATAGCGACGTAATACACTTACGCCGCCATTATTACAGCAATGATCTTCTGGGGGAATCCAATGAGCCGATAAATTCAACATTGTCGGTAATTCATACGTTGAATGAGAGCTTGCCGCAGGCCGTCAAAACTTCGGCTAGTTTGCGAGGAATTCTTAAATTCCAAGGATTACTCAAGGAAGATGATATTAAGAAAAATCGAGACCGTTTTATCCAGGAATACATGACACTTCAAAATTCTGGTGGCATAGCGGCTCTCGATGGGAAAGCTGATTACCAGGAACTCAAAAATCAGCCAGTATTGATAAATGCAGCTCACATGAAAGAGCTTCGGGACGAGGTATTTCGATATTTTGGTGTTTCGGAGGCTATAGTGAAAGGGGATTATACCGAAGAACAATGGAATGCGTTTTATGAATCGACTATAGAACCACTTGCAATACAGATGAGCCTTGAATTTACTAGTAAATTATTTACGGAGCGAGAGTTGGGTTTTGGTAATGAAATCGTGTTTGAAGCCAATCGTCTCCAGTATGCCAGCATTAAAACAAAATTAGACTTACGCGAAATGGTTGATCGCGGCGCTTTAACTCCAAATGAATGGAGAGAGGCCATGAACTTGGCTCCGATTGAAGGTGGCGACAAGCCGATTAGACGATTGGATACCAGACCAACAGATGAAACAGATAACCAGGGTGGTGATGACAATGCCGATACCTAAGCCAAAGCCGAATGAGACGAAGGATGAATTCATTAAACGATGTATGGCCGATGAGGTTATGGTAAACGAATACCCTGATGAGAAACAGAGATATGCGATTTGCTTGACACAATTTGAGAAAGGAGGGGAGAGAAAATTGGAGGTGGCTAAGAAAGAAATACGAATAGCAGAAATTCGGGCCCTGGAGCCGGCAGATAACAACGAAATGATTGTTGAAGGTCGAGCAATTGTTTATGATAGTCCAACCGTTATGTATGAAATCGACGGTAAAAAATATTATGAGGTTATTCAGCGTGGAGCTCTTGATGGGGCGGATTTAAAAGATGTGCCGTTTAAATATAACCATAGCGATTCTGTTATGATTATGGCCCGAACCAGGAACAAAACGCTTGAGCTCATTCCAGACGATAAGGGGTTACTAATTAGGGCCAAACTTGCTAACACTACAGCAGGTCGTGATTTATACGAACTTATAAGGCGGGGCGACATCGACAAGATGAGTTTCGCCTTTACTGTTGCAGAGGATGTTTACGATAGAGAAACTCGCACCCGCAAAATAATCAAATTCAAGAAAATCTGGGATGTGTCGGCGGTGGATACCCCGGCATACCCTGATACTTATATAGCCGCAAGAAGCTATTTCGAGGCGCAGGCGGAGGCCGAGCGCCGGGCAGCGGAGGCTGCTGAAAGACGGCGGAAGCGGCTAATCATCATGACTTATCTATAATCAAAAGAAAGGAGAATGAACATGAATATTAATGCGCGTCTAGCTGAAATTGAAGCTCGCAAGGTGGAAATCCGCAATCTGTTGGAGAATGACCCTAAGGCCAATCTGGATGAACTAGAGAATGAACTGAAGAGCCTGGATGAGGAAGCTAAGGAGCTGCGTAAGCGGCTGGAGATTGCCAAAGGCATTGAGGTTGGCAATGTCCAGGCTCGCGTTGTGGCGAGCACGAAGGTCGAGAAGCCGGAGCAGCGGGTGATTGACAAATACGACACTGTCGAGTACCGGCAGGCCTTCATGGAGTACGTCACCCGCGGCGTTAAGAGTGACATCCTGGAGTTCCGGGCTGACCAGGTCACTGGCATCGGCGACATCGGTGCCGTCATCCCGACCACCATCATCAACCGCATCGTTGAGAAGATGGACGAGCGCGGGCAGATCTGGAACCGGGTCACCAAGACCAGCGTCCAGGGCGGAGTCCAGATTCCGGTGTCTACCGCCAAGCCCAAGGCTACGTGGGTGGCCGCCGGGCAGGTGGCTGAGAAGCAGAAGAAGGATGTCAATGGCACGATCATGTTCGGTTACCACAAGCTTCAGGTCCGGGTAGCGACCGAGTTGGTGGCCGGCACCGTGGCCCTGCCTATCTTCGAGGCGACCCTCGCCGATAACATCGCAGAAGCGATGGTTGCGGCACTGGATGAGGCCATCATCTCCGGCACCGGCACCGGTGAGCCGCTGGGCATCATCAACCACACCATTCCGGCTGCCCAGATCGTCGAGGTCACGGCGGCGGAGTTCGCCAAATACCAGACCTGGGCGAAGCTCATGGGGAAGGTCCCGCGGAGCTACCGCGCCGGCGTCAGCCTGATTATGAACGACGGTGACTGGAACACCTACATCGTGGGAATGGTGGACAACAACGGCCAGCCGGTCGCCCGTGTGACCTACGGCCTGGACGGCACCATCCAGGAGCGGTTCCTTGGCCGGGAGGTCATACCCGTGGAAGAGCTGCTGCCCTCCATCGACACAGCGCAGCCCGGCGACGTAGTCGCCATCCTGGCGCGGCTCAGCGACTACATGGTCAACTCCAACATGGCGATCACCTATCGTCGGTACTTCGATGAGAACACTGACGAGTGGATCTCCAAAGCGACCATGATCGCTGACGGCAAGCTAGCCGATCCGAACGGTGTCGTGTTAATCAAGTTAAAAGCATCCTAATTGAATGAAGGGGGAAGATTTGAAATCTTCCCCCTCATTAATTTAATGGTGGTGAGTATATGCTTCAAAAAGTCAAAGATGCGCTACGGGTAAACGGAAATGACCTGGACGAAGAAATCCAGGACCTTATCAATGCCGCAAAAGCAGACTTAAAACTATCCGGCATCACCAAAGATGAAACGGATCCACTCATCATAAGGGCAATAACTATATATTGCAAAGCCCACTTCGGGTATGAGGAACCGGCCCAGGCAGAGCTTTTCATGAAAAGCTACCAAGCCTTAAAAACTCATCTTGCGCTATCGCAGGAATACACTGAGGGGGCTGGTTAATGAGAGCGGACATGAGAAACAAAATAACCATACTTGCTTTACAGAAAGGATATGACCCTGAAGGAGAACCCATTGATGAATGGAAGCCGGTTGAGGGCCTAACAAATTTATGGGCAAGTAAGGAGCCGCTTTTAGGCAATGAATTCTTTGCGGCAGAGCAGACGCAAAGCAAGGTGGAGGTAAAATTCAGGCTTCGATACGTTCCAGGCGTGACGAATGAAATGCGGGTCCAGGATAATGAAGGAATATATGAAATTATATCGACCGTCAATGTTAAAAATCTTAACAGAGAATTGCTCCTGTATTGCAGGAAGGTGAAGTGATGGCGAATAAAGTTAAATTTGAAATTGAAGGAATAAAGGAATTGGAGAAAACGATCCGCAAGCTCGGCAAACTCCCCCAAAAGTGCGTAAATAAAGCAGCACGAAAAGGCGCCCAGATTGCATTACAAGCGGCAAAACAAAAGGCCCCGTTCCTGACCGGAGCTCTGGTGGAAGGTATAATCCTGAAAGCGGAAAAAACGAAGAAAAAGGGCAAGAAAGTATACCAAGTCACGATGAATCCTGCGATGAATGATGTGTTTGTGAAAACTACGAAAGACGGCAAGAGATATTACTATCCGGCTTCCCAGGAGTATGGCTTCATTACTAGAAACGGTGGCTATGTCCCAGGCTTCCATTTTTTACGTGACAGTCTTGTGGACAATAAAGAAAAAATCGAAAAAACAGTAGTAGAAGTATTGGCAAAGGAAATCGATAAGTTGAGGTGATGCCTCGATGACCTTTGAGGAGGCATTAAGAACAGAGTTGATAACCATAGGAGAGTTAAATGAGAAGGTGTTTCCGTTAACAGCCCCAGAGGGGACGGAAGCGCCTTATTTAATTTATGTGAGCAGTAGGGGTAGGCACGATAAAGCTTTAGAAGGATTTCAGAAAAGCAAATCAGTATCGGTAGAGATAAATGTTATTCATGACAGGGCATCTAAGATGAGGGCCCTCGCTAGGCAGGTCAAAGCGTTGATAATGGGCATGGAGAAAAGGAGAATAGCAAACGAAGGGCCTTTTATCGAAGAAGTGATTTTTGAGAATGAGGGGACGGAGCTCTATGAGCATGAGGTTGACTTATATAGATGTGTGTATGATTTGACATTTTATTTCGAGGAGGAGGAATAGAGCATGGCCAAGAGGGCTTTGGGGACAAAACTTCAAATAGGGGAATCTAACCCCGTAACCGTTGCAGGATTGACCAGTATAGGCGGTCTTGAATTATCCGCTGATACTATAGATGTAACCACCCTGGACAGCGATGGTGCTTACAGAGAATTTATTGGCGGCTTCAAGGACGGCGGAGAAGTATCTTTAGAAGGGTATTTCGAGCCGGAAACTGGAAAGGGGCAGAAAGAGCTGTATGACTTGTTTGAGAGTGGAAACACGGAAAAATTTAAGATAGTTTTCCCGAACAATATTGCAGCTTGGGAATTTAATGGAGTGGTAACGGCATTTGGAACCAGCGCTGATTTAGAGGACCCACTGGCGTTTTCTTGCACTATCAAGGTATCAGGCAAACCGATATTAACAGTACCGGCCGGATCGTAAATAACATCGATAAAGAGTAGAGGAGGTTAAACATGAGTTATTACCCTATTCAATTAGACAAAGTCCGTAATTTTCGTTATGGAATGAAAGCTCTATCCTTAATAGAGAAAAAACTGAAAAAGCCCATATCTAAAATTGACATGGAAAACCTCACTATGGAAGAAACGGCAATAATGATATGGG